TAACAGCAGTTTATTCTCGTAGCTGTTCTGGATACTGCCGACATAGGCGTCTTCGATGGTTTCCTTGATATCGTGGTACATCATGTCCAGGATGCGGACTACTTTGATTTTCTTCCAAGCCTCGCCTTTTGTCTCGGTGGTCGTGGTCAGGCTGGTAACGCCGCGGGCAATCTTAACTTTGACTCCGTCGTGATAAAGGATCAGTTTGCCGGCATCCACCGCGACGTCTGCATCGGCCTTGATAAGGTGTGGCACATCGTCAACCTCATTCATCCGTCGGTATGTCGGAGCAACTGTCAGCGGTAACCCGGCAATCAATCCGGCAATCCGGGCGCTGTACTGGCTGGCGGTGTAAGTAGTTTCGCCCACAATGATGTCGTCAGTCGCAAAGTTCACCACAGCCTCATGATCAGCTGCATTCTTAGGTAGCACGACCATGATCTTCTTTTCCTTGGTATCTCTCATGCCCTTCGCCCAAGTGGCTATGTTAGTCACGTCAACATCGGCAATCCCAGGAACGGCCATAATGTTGAATTTGATGGTCTCCAAGTAATTCAAGGCATCGTTGTAGTTTTCTGCTTTTGTGGGAATTACAATGGCCCGAATTTCTTTAGGGGTGCCCATGAAAGCCTGCTCCAGGTATGTCTGATTAGTAGCGCTCAAGGTGTCGGGAATATCTGCCACATCCTGCAGTCGGTAATCGGTCAAATTCAGCACTGAATCTTTTAGCACCAGGGCCAGGATACCCACCGCCCCCCGCTTCATTGCGGCTATAGCTTTGCTCTGAAAAATAATGTTCACGCTGGGAAGTCCCATGCTTATCCCTCCTGTTCATGTTTGATTTCTTTCATGAGATCATGTTCGGTCTTCGGCCTAGTCATTTCAGTTTGTAATTTCACGGTGATATAAACTTCGGCGTCCCGTGGGCCGCCCTCTGTTTCAATAATGTGAAAAACAACCGGCTCTCCGGCATCCACGCCCCCTGTGGTGGCTGCCGGATTTGTGACAGCTGTAACCTCAGATATCTCTGAAACGATTTCAATAATCGTGTTGCTGGTGACATTGCCACTCATGCCGGCTTTAACCGCTTGTACGGAAATTTCAATTATCCCCGCCTCCTCTGTTTCAATATCAGCTGTCGATGCAAACTGTATTTTCTTAGCGGTCTGAAAAACTGTTCCATTTGGAACAGCTACCGCATCACTGACTGTCACATTAACAAATCCCGTTGATTTTACAGCAGGCTCGACATATGTCAGGGACATTGCCTCCATGAATAACTTTTTCAGCTTACTGGATACATCTAATTGGTTAAAAACATCAGCTTGGCCTGTGCTAAGCAAAGGTGCAAAATATACAATTTGCCAGGTCATATCAACCTCATACATGGCCTTGTTTAAGTGCTCCTCATCCGACGTTACCAGGTTGATGAAAAAACTGGGCCGAACAAAGCTATCAGGCATGGTTGACACATATGTCCTTGTGACTGTGGGGAAGTTGGAGTGGAGCAGGCCCCGAAGTGCATCCAGGCTATCACCATACATCGAGCCCCATCTCCTTCCCTATCTTCCGAATTGATTCTTTCAAGAGCTTAGGCAATTCCTTTTCGACGTCCTCGTAGGCCTCCCGAAAATACCACTTGCCAGACACAAAGCCTTTTCCATCGGGTTTTGGATGCCCTTCCTCAACCATCTTCGCATAGTATTTTTTAGTCCCTACTTCAACCTCATACATATTCCGGCGCTTCATCCATACGCGGTATGATTTCCGAAGTTCGCCGGATACTTTAGCTGTTTTCCTCCTGACCTTCTTTCTTAATAGGTTTCCGGCCTTGCGGACCACCTTCCGAAATTTTTTTGGAGTATCATTTTCAACGATAGCTAGTACTCGCTTTTCCCACTTATCCAGTTCTGTTGTGTCGAATTCAATGTTGGCCATCAGGCATCACCGACCCTCTCGATGCACATGAGTTGTAACTCGATGTGTCTTTCTTCCGGATCAATAACCGACTGGATATCAAAACCCCTGGTACCATATAGTACCCGCATAGCCGGGGTGATTCCTGCCCGGTACCGGATGCGGATCCGGGTGGTTAGCTCTGACTGCGTATTTTGCAAGAGCACATACTCCCTGCCCCTGATCGGCTCGACCGATGCCCAGACGGTAGCCACGTCCTGCCAACCCTGGTCAATGGGAGTACCGTATTGGTCCACAACTTCCTTGTATTCCTGCAAGGTTACGCGGTGCCCTAGTTTGCCTGGGTTCATTCGACCACCTCCGGCGGATGATAGCAGTGGCTTAGTTGGGCCAGCATACTATCCACAATAGGGCGAATCTTTTCACCGATTTTACCGATTGCTAACTCCCTGTTCTCGTACCAGTCGGTTACCAATACCCAGCAAAACAATTTTGCCAGACTATTGGTCGCGTCAAAGGTATTGCCGGTAGCATTACTCAAGTATGTTTCGGCGGCCTCCATAAGTGATGTGATGAGCGCATCATCCTCAGTACTGTCTACCCTCAAATATCCTTTAGTTTCTTCCAGGGTTATAATCATTTATCTCACCCCTTACAGGGCAGAATGAGCTATTTTACGCCATTTACTCCCGTCATCGGTTGCAGCTATGTCATCAATAGCGATGTAAATATTAGTAGCATCAAAGTATAGATCGCCTTTTTGGGCAACAGTTGCATCCTGCCCGCCAGCCAAGGCGGTTGCTATCATAGCGGTAACTACTCCGCTGCCATCATTACCGGCTTTTTTCGCCACGCTCACCAGAGGATTGTCGGCAAATGCAGCAAGTATTTCAGCTGCAGTGGTGGTTATCGCACCGCCGTCTCCTGGTACCAAAAGCACCTTGATAGCTGTTCCATCAACCTCTACCGCAACATTAGCATTAGCTTCTGCCGGATCAACATATTCAATCGTAATATCATTTCCACCGGGGCCTCGTGCTTTTGCGGTATAAACCAATTCTGCATGAGCCACACCAATAGCAGTAGTTAGGGCCGCAGCTGCTCCCTTCTTGGGGGTCAGCTCTGCCAGGTTGTCGGCTATGACTCCGCCAGGTTCAGCACTAATTCGACCGCCGGACTTAACAACAATCTCACCAAATACCGTTAACACCCCGCCAGGGTCAACAATCAACTCACGTGCGCCCTGGGGTTTCCTTACTTTTGCACGCATAATTTTACCTCCTTTTTTTCTTCGGAGACTCCTTTACCTTTTCGTCCTTTTCAGCATTACCGCCAACAATTACGACCGCCCCACTTTTCAGTAAGGCGGCCGCTCTTTCTTCTGTTACAATAAATTCTTCACCTTGCAGCCTGTTTTTGCAGGCTACGGTATCTAAAAAGTGATATAGAGCTTTTACTTTAGCCATTTAAACCACCCTTAAATTGCAAGCTGACCGTAAACAGCAGCGTTAGTGTCCCATAGAACCAGGTCGTCGCGGGTGATAGTGCGCAGCTCGGTGGTATCGCGTCTCCATGCGTCTCCACCCTCGGAAGTAGCGGCCAGTTCGTATTTGCCGCGGCTAAAGAGCACGGCCAACTGCTGACCGTTACCGATAAATATCGGAGCCAGAGCCGGAGGGCCAACTATACTGGACAGATAGCGATTAGCTATTACCGCTACCGGGCGACCAAAGAGCAGTTTACGTCCAGGCTGGGTAATATCGTCCACTAACAAGTAGCGACCATTACCATCTACTTGAGTATCCAGCCAGTGGTATCCGTCCTGGTTAGTAAGGATTGTTGCAGACTGACTGATGGCCGGGTCCAGGGTCACATTGAGAACATTTTTAACCGCATCAAGGTCGCCCAGGGGCACAGGATTAAGGCCGCCCAGCAGGGTAGTAATCATGGTGTTCTTGGTTACAACGTGCTTTCTGGCTATCCAGTCGGTCACATACTGCAGGATGTTCTGATCGCTGTCGGCCAGCAGCTCGCTGGTCAGCGGCAGGTATCCGGCACGTTTAACCAGGCTATACGTTACCGGGATAAACTGAGGGTTATCAGTCTCCTGGATCGGTCCATATTCAGCAACAGTCTGGAAGGGGGTCATGGCTCCATCAAGCTCCAGCACCCGGGACCCGGACAGGGTATTGACGGTCTCAATCCGGACATACTGGGACAGATCGTCCAAGGAGCGCATCAACTCATTAATTCTGGTCTCAACATCAACAGGGACAACTAAGGAACTGTCACCCAGGGGGATTCCAGCTGCCCCGCCTTCGTGCATGACGGCAGCTTGGATGGACCGGTTGTACTCGCTGATGATAGAACGGTCATCGGCACCAATACGCTGCCGGCGCAGGCCGCGCATGAATACCCGACGGTATTCGGATTCTAATTCAGCATCAGTACGGCTATTGACAGGAGTACCGTTATCAAGCTGCGGGTCGTCAGCAACTTCCAGTTCCATCTGCATATTAGCTTTCTTCTGCAAAGCCCGGACTTCTTCCATCAGGGCTTCGGCTTCAGTTACTTTGTTCTCGGCCAACAGTGCCCTGACTTTTGCCTTCTGCTCCTCCAGAGCCTGGAGTATTTCACGTAATTCTTTGCTCATTGTATATCCTCCTTAAAATAAAAATTGAGCTGTTATATCAGCTCTAACTCTAACGCCAGTATTTTCTTTTGTAGCTCTCTGGCCTTCACCTCCTCATCGGGGTCCGGACCCGGGTCGTCATCGGGCTCGGGTTCCGGTTCATTGGCCAGGAGCCCCTCCGGTGTATTTTTATACCTGCCCAGCACTTCTTTGTCCAGGCAGGCCGCCACCTGTTTCTTTTCTTCAATCTCGTCAGCAAAGCCACATTCTAAGCAATCATCGGCAGAAAGCCAGGTTTCGGCATCTAACATCTCCAATATTTCGTCCTTAGTTAATGCTGAGCGATCCTCATAAGCCACTACCATACTATCCCGGATCTTATCCATATCGTCCGCAATCTTGCGAAATTCCTGAGCGTTACCAACAGCCAAAGTCCAAGGGGAGTGGATCATCATCATAGCGTTTTTAGGCATCATCACTTTATCTCCTGCCATCGCTATCAGTGATGCTATACTAGCAGCTAGGCCATCAATATAAATGTGCACCTTGGCCTTATGTCTTCTAAGCATAGAGTAGATAGCTTGGCCAGCAAACACATCTCCGCCCGGGCTATTTACGCAAACATTCAAGACTTCTATGTCTCCTAATGCATCCAGCTCCTCCTTAAACTGTTTCGGGGTTACTTCATCACCCCACCAAGTCTCATTTGAGATTTCCCCATATAGGGTTAATTCACCGGTTTTTTCGCCCAGGGCTTTGAAGTTCCAAAACTTCTTATTCTTGCCCTTCAATGGCATCACCACCTTTTCGATATTGCTCCCCGGCCATTTCAATCGGCATCATATTCCCGTTAATCAACAGCCGGTCGCCGCCTTCCTTAGCTTCCAATTCCTCCAGAGCCCTGACTTCATTCGCTGTCAGGAAGCCAGATTGTATTGCTATCCGGTATCCTTCATAGCGAGTTTTCGGATCCGCCCGCAGGATAGCATTAACATTGAATTTGATATAGTACCCCTCGTCTAGTTCCTTCTGGGTAAAGAGCTTATACGTCAGCTCCTGCTCGTACCCGGTCAGGATGTCCATGAGGGTATCAATGTAAAACTCCCGTTGCTGCTCGCTTATGTTTGTATGGGTAGCCCTATCTAGGTCGTTGAGCTGGTGGTTCTTGACGCCAAAGGCCGCTGCAATCTGTTTTATGGTCAGCTGGGTATTTTCTAAAAACTGAGCATCAGCCATGGTCAAACTCAACGGCTGAAACTGATACCCTATCGGCAGCAGCGATACCCGGTTAGCGTTTTTCAATCCGCTGGCCATGCTTTCAAACTTCTCCCGGAAGGTTTTTTGAGCCTCCGGGCTCAGGTCTCCTAAATAGTGGATGATCCCCTTTGTCTGTAGGCCAGTCTTAAAACTGTTGTTTAAGTATTGTGATGCTGCTCCCGCGTTCTCAATAGTGCTTTTTAGCTGCCCTAACGGGGTCAAGCCCACAATTCCGTCAAAAGTCAATCCCTTAAAATGCAGCATTTCGTCAGAGTCTATGCGGTATTCAGTGCCTTTGTTGTCGGTGTAGGTGTACCAGAGTTTGCCTTTTCCTGGCAGTAACCCAACGTCGTCAATGTAGATTTTCACACGGGGAGCGTCTAAGGGATATATGCCTATTACCCGGCCGGCGTTCCGGCCTTTTGTCTCTGTCTCCAGCCAGGAATAAGAATTGCCGTGTATATTGCGCTGTACTTCCTGGCACTTGAAAAGGTCCCGGGAACTCATCCAGGGGTTGGGCCGGAGTTTAAAAAGTGGAGCCAGATAGTGCCCGGCTGCGCTTTGCTTGCCTTCTTTGTCCTGGTAGATTTTAACCGGAAGCTTTCCTACTGCATCAGCCAGGATGCGTATACAAGCGTATACCGTAGCTTCTTTTAGGGCGTTTTTGCCCCGGTAGCTTATTTCGTCTACTTCAATGCCTAATAATTCTAAAAGTCGCCGGTCGTTTAAGTCGATGGCTTCCGGCGCCGTTGTTTCGGCCCGAATCCGGGGGAACCATTTACTCCAGAATGCCAATTTATTCACCCCTCTCAACCCCAAAGCTTATCTAGGAAACTTTCCTCTGCGTATTCACCCGCATTGAATTTCGGCTCCGCATGCATCGCCCGGACATGTGAGTTCATTAGTGCAGCTGC